CCCCTGCCTTTCCAGACCGTTCTCTCCCCGCGACGGTCGCCACAAAGCCTGAGTCACCTTTTCAAAAGCCATGAATAGCCAAGAGAAACCCGTAAAAGCCAAGCGCAAACCAGCGCAACGAGGGGCGACGAAAAAGAAGCTGTTAGGAAGTACAAAACCGCGTTTGCAAACGCCCACAGCAAAAGGCAAATCAAGAGTTGATGAGATTGCTGAACTAGCTGTAAAAATTGGTATGCCTTTGTTGCCTTGGCAGCATTATGTGTTAAGTGACATGTTAACCGTTGATAAAAATAACATGTTCGTCAAAAAGAGTAATTTGGTGCTTGTTAGTCGACAATCAGGAAAAACTCACCTTGCTCGTATGCGTATCTTGGCTGGTCTGTTCTTATTTGGGGAAAAGAACATTTTGGCTATGTCGTCAAACAGAAACATGGCATTAGATACATTTAGGCAAGTTGCCAACACTATTGAGGATAATGACTTTCTCAAAAAACAAGTCAGACAGATTAGATACGCAAACGGTCAAGAATCAATTACTTTACTCAATGGGGCAAGATATGAAATTGTTGCTGCAACCTCTGATGGCAGTCGCGGTAAGACCTGCGATTTCCTCTACATTGACGAATTACGAGATGTGTCACCTGAAGCATTTAAAGCAGCTGTCCCAACAACACGAGCAAGACCAAACTCTCAAACATTGTTTACTAGCAACGCAGGCGATTATTTTTCCGAAAGTCTTAACACGCTTAGGGAAAAGGCTTTAGAGTATCCAAGTCCTACATTTGGCTTTTGGGAGTATTCCGCACCAATACAAGCTAGGTCTGACATACACAACCGTAATTATTGGGCAATGGCTAATCCCGCTCTTGGTTATACCGTAACTGAGGAAGCAATTGAGGAAAGCATTGCAACTAACACAATTGAAGCCACTATGACAGAAACTCTTTGTATGTGGATTGATTCACAAAGCAGTCCTTGGACATTTGGCTCAATTGAAGCTTGTTCTGTTTCGGATTTAATGCTACCCGTAGGGGCAATGACTATTTTGGCATTTGATGTTAGCCCAAGTAAACGAGCAGGGTCATTATGTGCCGCCCAAATGGTTAATGGCAAAATTGGTGTTGGAATCATGGAAACTTTCACTTCAGATGTAGCCATTGATGAATTAAAAATGACGGAAGCAATCCATAAATGGGCAATGCTTTACAAACCTGTCCAAATCGCTTATGACAAATACGCAACTGCGTCAATTGCCCAAAAATTAGAACAACAAGGTCATAAGCTTGTGGATATTAGTGGGCAGTCTTTCTACCAAGCTTGTGGAGAGTTATCCGACGCTTTAACCAATCAAAGGTTGGTTCACTCAGGTATGCCTGAGTGGGTTCAATCAATGAATAATTGTGCAGCGAAAAACTCGGACGCGGGCTGGAGAATAGTAAGACGCAAAAGTTCGGGAGATGTCACAGCTGCAATTTCCACAGCAATGTTGGTTCACCTATTTTCAAAACCAATTTCAGTTCCTCAGATTTTTGTCTGAGTATTCTGATATAATTCTCTAATGGGATTTTTCCGCGATTTAATAGGACTTTCACCAAAAACAGATATTACGGCTCAACTAGCCCCTTCAGTTATGGGCGACCCTTTTAATTATTACACTCCACTTTCTGCATTTACAATTGATAGAGCTGAGGCAATCACCGTTCCTTCAGTTCAACAGGCACGCAACATTATTTGCGGAATTATTAGTGGCATGGAACTTTCCACTTATTCAAAAGCAACTGGTGAAGAAATTCCTAACTTACCTTGGGTAAATCAATTAGAAAGAAATGCACCAAACAATGTAACACTTAGTTGGATTGTTGATTCATTACTTTGGTATTCCGTCGCTTATTTAAAAGTGGTTGAGCAGTATCAAGATGACAACAGACCTTCACGATTTGAATATGTTAGAAATTCAAGAGTTACAGTTGAATTAAATAAAGATAACACTTATGTTGACCAATACTTTCTTGATGGAAATGCCGTACCAATGTCAGGAATTGGCAGTTTGGTCACAATACAATTAGGTAAAGACCCGCTACTTACTTCGGGTGCAAGAATACTTAAAGCAGCTGTTGATTTAGAAAGAGCTGTATCTGTTGCTTCATCAACTCCACAACCAGCGGGAATATTGAAAAATAATGGCGCGGACATGGGTGAAAAAGAAGTTGCTGGATTATTGTCTGCTTGGCGTCGCGCTAGAGATACAAGGTCAACTGCTTATTTAACTTCAAGTTTAGAATACCAAGCAACAGCATTTTCTCCGAAAGATATGATGTATGTGGACGCTCTCCAAAATATGAGTGCGCAAATTTGCAGATTGTTTAACATTGACGCGTTCTATTTAAATTGCGATATGAATAACAGCATGGTTTATCAAAACATATTAGATAACCGACGCCAGCTCGTTTCTTTCACTCTAGCGCCTTATATCCAAGCGGTTGAGAGGCGTTTTTCAATGGACGACCTGTCACCCGTTACACAAGAAATTCGCTTTGATATTGATTCAGGATTCTTAAGAAGCGACCCAATGGAAAGACTTGCAGTTATTGAAAAAATGCTTGCACTTGAACTAATAACCGTTGAACAAGCGAGAGAAATGGAAGAACTAAGCCCAAATGGAAATAATTAACTTTAGCGCAGATTTAGAAGCTTCAGAATCCCGCAGAATCATTGCTGGAAAGATTGCACCCTATGGTGATGAAATCGGAAACACTAGCGCAGGAAAAGTAATTTTTGAGGCAAACTCAATTCAAATAGATGACCCTAAAAATGTTAAATTGCTTTTAGAGCATGACCCTAAAAAGCCAATTGGTCGCATGAAAAATATGACCGAGGATTCAACTGGTATTTTTGCTGAGTTTAAGGTTAGTAATACCACTCGTGGAACAGATAGCCTCATTGAGGCAAGTGAAAACCTTCGTTCGGGTTTGAGCGTGGGAGTTGAAGTTATTAAAGGAAAAAACAAAGACGGAGTTTATCGCGTTAGCGCAGCCCGTTTACTTGAAGTTTCGCTAGTACAAGCAGCGGCATTTAAATCTGCTGAAGTAACTAGCGTTGCTGCGTCTGAAAATACAGAGGCAGTTTCAACCGAAACCAAAACAGAAATAGAGGAAATTGTGGAAAACACAACAACCGATACACCTGTTGCGACCGAGGTAGTAGAAACCCCAGCGGTTGAAGCTTCTCGCCCAACAGTAACAGCGGCGGTTTATACAAAGCCACGCGTTGCACCAATGACTTCAGGACAATATCTTGAGGCAAGTATCAAAGCTGCAATGGGTGATGAGTCAGCTCGTCAAACAATTCTTGCAACAGATGATACAACTACAAACACAGGTCTTACACTTGCACCACACTTAACTGAGTTCATCACTAACACATTAGATGTTCGTCCTTCAATTGACGCAGTATCTCGTGGCGCACTTCCAACTTCAGGCATGTCATTTACAATTCCTAAGTTAACAACTGCACCAACAATTGATTCAAACTCAACAGAGGGTGAAGCACTTGGCGGAACTGAGATGGCTTCAGGTTATATTACAGTTGATGTTAAAAAAGCAGCCGGATTGCAAACGATTTCGTGGGAGCTGCTTGATAGAAGTTCGCCGATTTTTTATGACGAACTTATCCGTGAGTTGAACCGAGGCTATGCTAAGGCAACAGACGAAGCAATGTTTACACAATTCGTAACAACTGGAACTGCTGGAACAGCTGTTGCAACTGCTGACGCTGATGGACTGCAATCATTTATTGCAACTGAAGCTGCTGCTGCTTATGCTGCAACAGGTGGTTTTGCAACTAACTTAGTTTCAAATGCTTCATGGTGGTCTGTACTACTTAATGCGCAAGATTCAACAAAGCGTGCGCTGTACGCAGCTGCTAATCCTGTTAACAATTCAGGTATTGCTTCACCTCAAGCTGTTGTTGGTTCAGTATTAGGAACTAACTACTATGTTGACCCTTACATTGGTTCAGGAACAGGCGACGATTCAATGTTCCTAATCAATCCTTCATCAATTACTTTCTACGAAGCCCCTAAGACAACTTTGAGAGTGGAAGCACTTTCAAATGGTCGCTTGCAGGTGGCAGTTTACGGATATTACGCAATTGCAACTAAACTTGCTGGCGGAATCCGTCGTTGGAACAAGTCCTGAGTTAACTAATAACTCAAAAGCGTTAAGGGGCGTTGGAAGCCTTCGCCCCTTAACTTTTAAAGAAAGGAAATCACATGGCAGCTACTTGGGTTACTGAAGCCGAGTTAAGAAGCGCACTTGGAATTGGAAGTTTATATTCCAGCAGCGTTGTTGAGGAAGTCTGTCAATCTGCTCAAAACATTGTTAGTGATTATCTATGGAAAAACCAAGCATTTAATTCTGCACACTCTCATATTGTTGGTTACGGCACTTTATATTTTGATACACCTCATGACTTCTTTGTGGGGCAAGTAGTAACGGTAAGCGGTAACGGCGCGACTTTTAATGGTTCTAAAACAATAACTGCTTCAGACGCATATTCAATAACTTTTGTTACTTCACACTCAACAGTTGAACCAATTCACCCAACAAGTCCATTTGGTACAGTTGCGGCAACAGATTATGTTGCATACGGTAGTGTTCCCGAAATTAGAGAAGCAAGCCTCATGATTGCAATTGACATTTGGCAAGCAAGGCAGTCCAGTAACTCAAGTGGAATTTCTCCTGATTTTCAACCAAGTCCTTACCGCATGGGAAATACTTTAACAGCAAGAATCCGCGGGTTAATAGCAAATCACTTATCACCTAACAGCTTGGTTGGATAATGACAGTTGCCGTTACAACTCTCAGAACAACCCTTGCGAACGCGTTAATAAGCGCGGGGGAGTGGCAGGTCTTTTCTTTTCCGCCCGCCACTCCTATTGCAAATTCAGTTATTGTTCAACCGGCTGACCCTTACATTGAACCGACTAATAACAATTATTCAACTGTTGCACCTAAAGCAAATTTTAAGTTAATTTTAATTGTCCCAATGTTTGACAACCAAGGTAATCTTGCCGGCATTGAGGATTTAGCGGTTGGCGTGTTTAATAAATTAGCAGCCATTACCACAATGAACATAAGTGTTGGCACAATATCTGCACCCACAATTTTGTCAGGGGTAGCAGGTGAAATGCTTACAAGCGAGATGTCCGTATCAATCATGACAAGTTGGAGTTAAAAATGAGTGAAATTTATGATGTTCCTTCCGAGGATAAAGCTTGGCTTGAAAAAGTCGGGCAAGTAGCAAAAACAGAAAAGCCAAAACCAACCACCAAGAAAGATGAGGAATAACCATGGCTGTGTTCTTGAATAATAAGGTCGGAGTCAAGGTAAATTCCGTTGACCTTTCTGACCATGTAAGTGCAGTTACAATCAATAGAAACCTAGCAGAGCTTGATGTCACAGCAATGGGTGACCTTGGAGTCAAGAGAATCGCGGGATTAGAGGACAGTCAAGTGACTATCAGCTTTTTCAACGACACCGCAACTTCAAATGTTTTAGCAACCCTTCAAGCTGCTTATGGAACAAATGTTACCTGTGTATTTTTACAGGATAAAAACACAGCTGTTTCAGCAACCAACAAATTGTACACCGCCACCTGCTTAGTCAATGGAATTACCGACATTAACGGTTCTGTCGCTGATTTAGCAACAATTGATGTAACATGGTCTGTTAGCGGCACAGTTGCCGTTGCAACCACAGGTACTTTCTAAGGAGTAAAAATTGTTAGCATTAAAAATCACCAAGGCTTCAGGTGAGGAATCAACACATGAGATTTCACCAGCGATTGAATATGCAGCTGAACAATATTGGAAAACTGGATTTCATAAACGCTTCCGCGACGAGGAACGCCAATCAGATATTTATTGGCTTGCTTGGGAGTGTTTAAGGCGTTCAGGCGAAACAGTTAAACCATTTGGGGACACTTTCCTAGAATCGATTTCTAAAGTCGAGATTCTGGACGCTGACTCCCCAAATGGGTAACGAGGGATTCCTTCCACTATTTAGTGGCGTCTTTAGCAATAAGGACTGGAATTCCTCACTCAGAGTTTATTAACATGGACATGGCGTTGTTAAGAGCAACGCTGTCTGTCCTTAATGACGAAGCGAAACAGGTTAAAAATGCCCGTACAAGTAAAAGGTTTAATTGAAACCCGCAAAGCTTTAAAAAAGTTTGCGCCTGACTTGTACGAGCAAATGAATAAAGAAATTCGCGTTGCTTTAAAAACAATTACAGATGACGCCAAAACAAAAGTACAACCCTCAGTTAGAGGCTTGGAAAACTGGCAAGATTTAGGCAAGCCTGTTGTTTCTCGCACTAAAGCCAAAACAATGATGGCACCAAATTTAAGAGCATTTCCAAAATATAATCCTTTAATAATTAAAAAGGGTTTGACTTACAGCGTGGCTCAAGGCAAAAGAAACAAAGCAGGATTTGTTGGGCTTTACCGATTGCTAAACAAATCAGCTGTTGGTGCAATTATTGAAACCGCTGGACGCAAAAATTGGGGCGGCGACCCACAATCTCAAAGCAATAACCCGAACGCTGGGGCGCATTTTAATCAAAGAATTCAAGGAACTTATGGTGGCTTTAAACAAGTTGGAAACAGTCGCATGGATAAAGGTAGATTGCTATTCAAATCTTATGTTGACGACCAAGGAAAAGTCCAAGACGCTGTGTTTGCAGCAATTAGAAAAGCCGAACACTTATTTGAAACCACCACGAAAAATGACAGATTTGGATTAGCCGCATGACAATTGGCATAGATATTGTTTCGGAGTATAAAGATAAAGGCGCAAAACTTGCCGAATCCTCATTAACAAAGTTAACCAAGACTGCAAGAAATCTTGGACTTGCATTGGGTGTTGCTTTATCTGTCAACAAAATTGTCGCGTTTGGTAGAGCCTCAGTCAAGGAATTTACAGATTCAGAAAGAGCTGCTGCCGCTTTACAAAACACTTTAAAAAACACCGGTAATTTAATGGCATTTCCCGATACCGAGGCGGGATTAAAAAACCTTAGTAAGTTGAGTGGCATTGCAGACGACTCATTGATTCCATCATTTACTCAGTTGTTTAGAGCTACCGGAAACGCTAAACAAGCAATGGATAGTTTAAACCTAGCCATTGAAGTTTCAAGAGGTACTGGCAACGGATTAAACCAAGTTGTTGACGCATTATCTAAGGGTTATGCGGGTAATACTAGAGGACTTGCAGCCTTAAATCTTGGACTAAATAAAGCCTACCTAGCAACAGGCAACATGGCTGGAATTACTGAGGAATTAAACAAACAATTTAGCGGGGCTTCAGCTGCATATCTTGACACTTACGCTGGCAAAATTGAAGTTTTAAACAATCAATGGAACGACACCAAACAAATAGTTGGTCAAGGTTTGGTTATGGCTTTCCAAGAAGCAACAGGCAACAGAGGTGTTGGTGGTATGACCGACGCCATGGAAAAGTTTGGTTATATTGTTGACGCAATCCTGATTAAAACAGGAAGTTTGATAAATACCCTTACCAACAATATTCCTTTAATAAGTGATTTGCTCAAGCGTGTTGTTGATGGTTGGTCATACATACTTGATGTTAAAGGTACTGAGTTAAAAATCCAAAATGAAATTTGGAAGGCAAACACTAAGACTTGGGAAATGGCTTCAAAGGCAGCAGATGACCAAGCCAAGAAAAACAAAGAGTACCTTGCATTTTTAGCCAAGCAAAAGAAACTTACAGACGCCGCAGCCTTAGCAGCTAAGAAAAAACAAGCTGAGGAAGCAGCACTTAAAAAAGCAGCAACAATGTTTGACATGGATAGAATTCAAATTGTTGCAGCCCTTCAAAGAAACATTACAGAGGACGAAAAACTACGCCTTCAATTACAGATGGCATTACTTCAAGAAAACGCCTCTGAAGCTGACAGACTTTCAAATCAATTAGCAATCAGTCAATTGCAGACAACTAATCTTGCCTTGGCTATTTCCAAATTACCAAGAGCTTTAAATCCTTTTGAGGGTTGGAGTGCTGAAATTGATATGTTATTAGCCAAAATGATTGCAATGTATAACTTGCTTCAAAACAAACCACCCGAACTTAAAGGCAATGTAAGAGCGCAAGTTACTCCAGCAAGCGCACCTTCATTACTAGCTAATGCCCCTATTGCAATGGCAGAATATCAATCAATTAGTGGTGTTATGGGTGATGTAGGGGTTAAAGTCCCTACCTTTAACATTACAATCAATAATGCTGGCAATGTTGTTTCTGACGCTGATTTAGTTGAGCAAATTAGAAATGGTTTATTAAACTCAAATCTATCAGGTTCACCAAGTGCGGTAGGTAGATTGCTTGGTGCGTTCCAGTAATGGCACTTCCAGCAACTTTAAGCGTATCTTTAAATTTTTCGTCGGGTGCTACCTTTGGAATTCCTTTTACCTTATCAGACCCAGTAAACGGAATCTTAGACACAAACATTTTATCTGCGTCAACAACACCTGCTTTAGTTGCTGACCTAACTGCACAAACCCGAAGCATAAACATTAGGCGTGGCAGAAATATCTACCGCGACACTTATGAGGCTGGCACTTGCATTGTCAGAATTTATGACCCTGACTCAAGCTTTAATCCCCAAAATACTAGTTCACCTTATTTTGGCGAATTAGTACCATTAAGAAAATTAAGAATTTCTGCCACAGTTAACGGCAATTCATATTATTTGTTTAGTGGTTATACAACAGACTATAAATATTCTTATGACCAAGCTGAAAACATGTCCTATGTGGACATTAGTGCAAGTGACGCTTTTAGACTTCTAAACCTTGCTTCAATTGAAACCGTTACGGGCGCAAGTGCTGGACAAGATACTGGCACACGCATTGGCAAGATTTTGGATACAGTAAATTTTCCAACTCAAATGCGGGACATTGATACAGGGAACACGCTTACTGTTAATGACCCAGCAACCTTAAGAACCTCTTTACAAGCTATAAAGAACGCTGAGTTCAGCGAACAGGGGGCTTTATTCTGCTCACCCGAAGGCGACATAATATTTAAAAACCGATATGAAACTATTGCTAGCGCAGGGGGAACTCCATTTGCCTTTAATCAAAGCGGTGGAATTCCTTACACAAATCTTAAATTTGCCTTTGATGACTCTCTTATTATCAACTCAGTTTCCTTTTCACGCATTGGTGGCGCGGTTCAAAATAATCAAGACGCTGACAGCATTGCCACATACTTCCCCCATGGTCTTACAACGAGTGAACTCATTGTGGCTACGGACGCTGAGGTTGCTGATTTGGCTAAAATCTATGTGGCAACAAGGTCAGACACAACCATTAGAATTGATGAAATGACTCTTGACTTATTAGACCCAGCTGTTCCAACAGCCACAATTTTGGCTTTAGATTATTTTGACAATGTTCAAATAACTAATATCCAACCCGACAGTTCAACAATAACCAAGAACCTTCAAATTCAAGGTGTTGCTTGGAATATAACCCCAAACTCTTGGACAGGTGTTTTTACCACCTTAGAACCCATTGTTGACGGGCTAATTTTATCCAGTTCAACTTATGGACTGTTAAATGACGATATACTTAGCTACTAAAGGAGAATACAAATGGCAGCAGGATTAGGATTTAAAACCTTCAATTCGGGAGATGTGCTGTCCGCGGCAGATGTCAACGGATATTTAATGCAAGGCGTTTTAGTGTTTGCAAGTACAGCGGCACGCGACGCAGCAATTACCGCACCCGCTGAAGGACAATTTGCATTTACAAAAGACACAAACAGCCTTTTTTATTATGACGGTGCTGCTTGGGTTGCTTCAGGTGCAACAGGTGACATTGAAGGCGTAACCGCTGGAACTGGAATTAGCGGTGGCGGTACTTCAGGAACAGTAACAATCACTAACTCAATGGCAACAGCAATCGATGCCAAAGGTGATTTAATTGTTGGAACTGGCGCAGATACTTTTAGTAAATTAACGGCTGGAACTAATACTTATGTTTTAACTGCCGATAGTGCAGAGGCAACAGGATTAAAGTGGGCTGCACCCGCTAGCGGTGGTGGCTTTACTTCTTTAGCAAGTGGCAGTTTAAGTAGCACTTCAACAGTTGTTAGCATAACAACAACGGGATATAAGCAGTTGGTAATTTAT